CTTGGGATGTTGGCATGGAGTCCAGAGACAGGCGGCGACCCTTGGGACTTACAGATTGCGCAAGACACGCTGATTAAAGGCGTGGACAAGCTCGTAGCAAGCACTGGCGATTGCTCTGTAGGCGTATTGCTTAACGTGGGCGACATGATCCACGCTAATAACTTAAAAGGTGAGACAGGCGCAGGAACGTCCCTTGACGTTGATGGCAGGGCAGGCAAGACCATCAGGGCCGCAGGCAACCTATTCCAAATCATTGTGACTCGGATGCTTCAGCAGTATGACGAGGTATGGCTAATCAACGCACGAGGTAATCACGACCCTGACGCCGCGTTATGGCTCAACGAGATGCTTCGGATGTATTATGAGAAAGAAAAGCGCGTGAAGGTGTTTGATAATTTCAACAAGTTCATACACTTTGAGTGGGGCAACAACTTCGTGATTACGCACCACGGCGACAAGATACGCACTCGCCAACTGTACGAGGCAATCACACGCGATTACCCGCAAGAGTGGGGCCGCACGAAATATCGCTTCGCATGGACTGGTCATATCCACCATAAGCAGGCTGAAGAGCTTGGCGGACTAACGTGGGAATCATGGTCTGTATTACCGCCCAACGACGCATGGCACTCAGGCGCAGGCTACGGGTCACAACGATCTATTTCTTGTGTAGTATTAGACAAAGAATACGGCGAGTTCAGCCGGTTTAAAGTTGGTATCGAGGCACTGCAATGACAAAACTCCCAATCCTCTCGATGCCCCTACCCGATGGCGGGTCGGTTGTTTGCAGGCTAGAAGCGATCATGGGTGCGACCAGCAATATGCGTAACAACGAACTGACCGATGTTTACGTTGACGTCATGTGTCCTGAAGGAATTACCATCGACGTGGACATTGACTCGTTCACTCAGAATTGGCTCGCGGCACTGATAACCCCTATGTCAGAAATGCGAGAAGACCATGAGATGCACTAGGTGCCATAACGACATGGTGCCGATGTTCACCCGACCCGACGGCAAGCTCGAGGGCTGGGCTTGTGATTGCGGTCACACTGAAAGAGCAATACTACGCGAACGACAATTCACTCAAGAGACTTACTATGGCGATAAAGCGAACGAACGCAGACATTTGGTTTAGCAAGGCTGTCAGACTCAGAGATGGTCATTGTTTAGTTTGCGGTACGGATCAGACGCTTGAGTGCGCACATATATACGGACGCAGACGCAAGATTGTTCGATACTCAATGGACAACGCGGTAACACTTTGCCACCACCATCACCGTGTATTCACGGAAAACCCGCTAGCCTTTGCGGGCTTTTTGGAGACAGAGCTAGGCGCAGGTCATTTAGAAATACTGACAGAGAAGTGCCGAGGCATTCTCAAAGAAAACAAAGCGGTCCGTGACGAGATAGCCAAGCACTACCGCGAGCAGATTAAGCTCAAAGAGCAAGACTCTGACTATGTGATGATTTCCTATAACTGATTGCTTGCTTTTGATATAATAACCACGTAACAGGAGGATGTTGTTATGTGTGTACAAAGCCAAAGACAGTTTTTTGCAGAGCGGCACCACATCGTCGTTACTGACAAGACCGCAGAGCTACTGGCTCGACTGGGCAGAGACAAGGGCATCGGTGAAGAAGAATACCTGAAGCGGCTGTCACGTCACCCCAACGAAGACCACTTCATCGCAGAGATTGCCCGACACTACGGGTAACTGATCTGTCATTGCCTACTCAGGCAAAAGCCCTTCCCCTAATTAATTATCAAAAAAAGATAACAAAGTGCTTGCAAGGGATAATTGTGGGTAGTAGATTATCTATATCGGCTGGGGACACAGCCACTAACCAAGGGAAAATACAATGTACGACTTTACTTACCTCAACGGCCTTTCTATCAACGAACTAGAAGAAACTTATCGCTGGGCTTACTGGCGCGACGATGCACATTGCAAGGCTCTAGCCAAAGAGTGCCAAGCACGAATAGCAGGTCTGGCCGCATAAGCGGCTTTTCTGCTATGAAGGTACTAGACTTATTTGCAGGCATTGGCGGCTTTACGCTAGGACTAGAGCGCGCAGGCTTTGAGACTGTCGCGTTTTGCGAGATAGAGCCATACGCACAAAAGGTGCTGAAAAAGAATTGGCCGGAGGTTCCTATTTATGACGATGTACGAACAATCACAGCAGAGCGACTGGCTTCAGACGGAATTAGAGTCGATGTCATTACAGGAGGCTTCCCCTGCCAAGACATTAGCGTCTCAGGAAACCAAGCAGGAATACAAGACGGAACGCGAAGCGGTCTATGGTCAGAGTGCGCCCGTTTGCTTGGGGACATTCGACCTAAATACGCCATTTTTGAAAACGTCACAAACTTGCTTAACGGACACAGGGGAGATTGGTTTAAGCGAGTATTGTGGGACATTTCCGCGCTCGGGTATGATGCGGAGTGGCACTGTATACCAGCTTCCGAACTTGGCGCGCACCACCACAGAGATAGGATCTGGATTATTGCCTACCCCAGTGGCGTCGGACATGGGAAGCGCGTCGAAGAAGCGGATAGAACAAGCGGGACACCCAAAGGCGGCGTTAAGGGAGGCGATATTCTGGCCTACTCCGAACGCAAGCCAAGGCGGGACAACGGGAAACTGGAAGCCAGTGAGAGACAGCGGCCACACAGTGCAACTGAGTCTCGCCCAATCTGTCAGAAACTTACGGATACAGCAGGGCAAGCCTTTTGGCGGACTGAACCCGACGTGGGTCGAGTGGCTGATGGGATTCCCTCTAGGCCACACAGACTTAAATGCTTAGGCAATGCGGTAGTGCCGCCAATACCTGAGTTAATAGGAAAAGCAATAAATCAATCAGAAGGGAGAAAAATTATGTGGGGATTCACAATCATTGGTCGGGACGGAGGCGAGGCGTACACGTCTGAGCCTGAGTACGAATCAGAGATGGAGGCGTACAAGGCTGGCGATCTTAGCTTGTGCGACATGAACGAAGGTTCACTAGAGGTGTGGGAGGACTAATGGCGCGGGCTTTAGACTTCGGCTACAACATGACGCATCAAGAAATCGCGGACGTTATGGGTGTCAGCCGTCAAACAATCAGAACGATCGAAATCAGAGCGTTGCAAAAACTAAAAAACAATCCAAAACTGAAGGGGTACGTCGATGCACTTACATCCGAACATCAAATATGCGGTGATTTTCTTGCTAGTAGTGATAGCATTCGGGATAGTCGGGCAGGGTGATTACGAAGATGCTGTCGCTCAAGAAGACATCTATTGTGACTTCGTTGACTTGTGGGAGAAAACAAATGGCAGGGACGGGCATCCTGACTGGCGAGGCATTTATGCAAAGGCTTGTCTCGCTTAGTAACGAAGATATGGAAGACTGGATTATTGCAGTAAGGGCGGCAGAGGCGATGGCTATAAGATGGCAAGAAGACGTCGCCATACTGACAGACTTCAAAGTCGTGAAGCTAAGTAGTAACGATGAACCACCATTGGAAATAGTACGCTACCGTCCGTAGCTTCCTTGGGTGTGAGAAACCCCTTGCCCGCTTCGTGCGGGCTTTTTTATGCCTGTAATTTAGCGGCAATTAAATAGGCGTTATTTATTGTCCGCAACTTTTTAGCATATATTGGTATAATATGAGCGGGGGACACTATATGTTGCAGACCGTAACGATAGACTGGCATCCTGTAGAGCAAGGCAGTATGCCAAGAAATGAAGGTAGCTATCTCGTCGCATTCGATGACGGCGCGGTAGAGACGTACCCCATGTCAGACCAAGACATCAAACGCGGAGAGGTAAGAGACGGGCAAACGCATGGCCTATTGTGGGCCGCAGGTATACCGTCACCAATAGACGATGGCGAAGACTAGAGCGCAACGAGAAAGAGGCATCAGGCAGGACGAACTCAGAAGCTATTTGGCAGAGCGAGGTCGGCTTGATTACGTCTTTGATAACATTGAGAAAATTGAACAGCTAGACCCTGAGTCTGACCAGCACTTCGACAAGCGCCTGCAACAGCTTAAAATTGCAAACGAGCAACGCATCAGACTACTCAACAAGTACCTGCCAGACATGAAAGAAGAGCAGACCGAAGTCACTGACCTGCCACCTGTCGTCATACAGCTTACGAATGCAACTGACCCCGCCGCAGTCTGACATCTTTACCTGTCCTGCCCGCTTCCGTGTAGTGGTCGCGGGTAGACGTTTCGGGAAGACATTCCTAAGCACAGCGGAGCTAATCAGTCGCGCGCTCGCCAAGCCCAACCAGAATGTGTGGTACATCGCCCCTACGTTCCGTGCCGCCCGCGATATATGTTGGGACATGCTTACACAGCAAATCCCTCGCGAGTATATTGCCAAGACCAATGAGACGTCCCTGACTGTCACTTTGAAAAACGGTTCAAGCATATCGCTTAAAGGCGCAGAGAAACACGACAACCTTCGAGGTCGGGCAGTAGATTTCGTCGTCTTAGATGAGTTTGCTGATATGCGTAAGGAGGCGTGGTACGAGGTCATTCGCCCGTCGCTATCTGGCAGGGGCGAACAGGGTGCCGCCGTCTTTATAGGGACGCCGAAGGGGCGCAATCACTTTTATGATCTGTACGGCAAAGGAGTAGATGGCGATGAAGGATGGAAGTCTTACCAGTACACGACCATTGAGGGCGGTAATGTCCCGCCAGAGGAGATTGCGAGCGCCAAAGCAGACCTCGACGACCGGACATTTGAGCAGGAATACGAGGCTCGTTTTGTCTCATACAGCGGCGTTATCTACTACGCGTTTAAGCGAGAAGAGTCAGTAATCAGACACGACGGCGACCGGTCTGTCATTCACGTTGGGATGGACTTCAACCTCGATCCGATGTCTGCTGTCCTGATGACCCGTAAGGGCGACACACTGCACGTATTCGACGAGATTGTGATGTTCGGCAGTAACACCGATGAAATGGTCGCAGAGATTCGCACACGCTACGGAAATGGTACAATAGTCATATACCCTGACCCTGCATCGCGTCAACGTAAAACGAGCGCAGGGGGTAGAACGGATCTTTCTATTCTACAAAACGCGGGATTTGAGGTGCGAGTTAGGTCATCTCACGCGGCGGTAAGAGATAGGATAAACAGCGTAAACTCGCGTCTATTGTCTAAGGATGGTCATAGGCGCTTGTTTGTAGACCCTAAGTGCAAGAAGGTGATCGAATCATTGGAACGCCATACCTACAAGGAAGGCACCAGCCAGCCAGAGAAGGACGGCTTCGATCACATGAATGACGCACTGGGCTACGCCGTTGAATATCTATTCCCCATACGCAAGGCCAACAAGCCGCAAGCCCCGCAGAGGTGGACGTAAATGTATTACGAAGATATTGAGTACCAGCATCCCGATTACGAAAACAATCTAGACCGCTGGGAGTTCTATGTTCGGTCATACATGGGTGGTCAGGATTACCGTGATGGCTCCTACCTGACCAGCTACCTCAATGAAGATAAGAACGCATACTCGCGTCGCTTGGCTCTGACCCCTTTGGACAATCACTGTCGCAACGTGGTCCACGTCTACTCATCGTTCTTATGGCGTCAGCCGCCGACTCGCAACTTCCAGCAGATGGAAGGCAGTGCAGACCTTATCGCCTTCATCAAGGACGCCAACCTCGACGGCCAGAACTTTAACAGCTTCATGCGTGAGGCTCAGATATGGTCAAGCGTGTACGGTCACGTCTGGATCATGCTTGATAAGCCTCTATCGACGGCAAGCACTAGAGCCGAAGAGCTAGATCAGGAGATACGGCCATACGTTACTTTGGTCACGCCTGAGAATGTTTACGATTGGAAGTATGAGCGTACGCTGAGCGGTCGCCATGAGCTGACCTACATGAAGGTGCGCGAGTCGGTAAACCGCATCGACGGCACAACGACTGAAACGTATTTCCGCATTTGGACCAAAGAGCAGATACAGCTTATCCGTTACCTTGGTGACGAAGCGACGATCGTTGAGACTATCGACAACCCTATCGGCAAGATACCGGCGGTCAACGTACCGGCTAACCGGTCAATCGTTCGCGGCATTGGTATCAGCGACATCTCTGACATCAGCTATATGCAACAGGCGATCTATCAAGAGCTATCTGAAATCGAACAGCTTATCCGCATCTCTAACCACCCGACGCTCGTTAAGACCTTCGACACTGACGCGACTGCTGGTGCCGGTGCAGTCATCAATATCAGCGATGACATTGACGCAGGATTGAAGCCATACCAGATGCAACCGTCTGGGGCTAACCTAGACGCCATCAGAGCCTCTATAGAGGACAAGATTGAGTCGATCAATAGGATGGCCCACATGGGCGCAGTTCGCGGCACAGAGGCAATGACGCAGTCAGGCGTGGCTATGCAAACAGAGTTCCAAATGCTGAACGCAAAGCTCGCAGAGAAGGCCGACATCCTTGAGTTAGCCGAAGAGCAGTTATGGGAGTTGTGGTGCCGGTGGCAGGGACACAACCTGCACGAAGTAGAAATCAGCTATCCTGACAGCTTCGACATTCGTGACTATGAGTCAGAGCTTATCTATCTGCAAAAAGCCAAGGTGTCTGGTGTGCCTTCAGAGACATTCAACAAAGCGGTAGACAAGCAAATTGCTGACTTGATCTTAGATGATGAGCTACTGGCACAAGCACATGATGAAATCGATGGTGCGACCACAGTGTTAGGGCAGTTCGCCACAGCACCTGTAACTGATGGACAGTGAAGAGCTAACCAAAGCACTAGCAGGGGCGACCTCTAACCATGAGCGTCGCCTTTTACGTGCTATAGAGCAGTTGCGGCGTGGACTGACTGACTTGATGGCTGGCCTACCATTAAGCGACGGTCAACTGTTTGACCTTGATGCGGCCTTAGCACTTCGGACACAGATCGACGGGCTTGTCCGTGACGAATACTTGACGGTGATTGATGACATCATCCGTGAGTACCCCGATGCGGTAGCGTTGACTGGGGAGTTCATGGAGCAGTTCGCGGCGTTTAGAGTGCCGCAGAGTGTTATCGGTCAGTTACAGCAGTTTAGCTTTACCGGCCATGAGCAGTTGGCAGATGAGTTTGTAGAGGCGTTATATCAGCAGGTGTACAACAACACGCTGTCAGGCACGCCCTTTTCAGCCAGCCTGAGTGAGCTTAACGGGTTGCTTGACGCTGACCTGCAACGATACTCTAAGACAATGCTACACGATGCCCTGTTCGAGTTTAGCTCTAGCCTACAGCAAGCGGCGGCGGCAGAGGCAGGCATTACCAAGTTTAGGTACGAAGGCGATACAATAGAAAGCACACGTCCATTCTGTCGTGGTCATGTCGGCAAGGAATACACGACCGACGAGATATACGAGATATGGGGCGAAGGCTGGGCCGGTAAGAAGTCAGGCGATCCGTTCCGTGTAAGAGGTGGATACAACTGTAGGCACTGGTGGGTGCCAGTACCAGAATAGGAGACACACGATGCCATACCACAAGAAAGACAAGAAGAAGAAAAAGAAACGCGGGAAGTGATATAATTTAACCCACTCGAAAGAGGATTCGTAACATGAGCGATGAAATCATGGCAGACGCGGTAACTGAAGCCGCAGTGGAAACACCAGAAGTTCAGGATGTAAAGACGTTCACGCAAGAAGAGTTGGACCGGATAGTGGCCGATCGTGTTGCTCGCACTAAGCGACAGTATGATAAGAAGCTAGATGGTATCGACCTCGATGAAGCTAAGTCACTTCTACAACGTCAGCAAGAAGCTGAAATTGAGAAGCAGAAAGAGCGCGGAGAGTTCGAGTCGATTCTCAGGCAGACCGTCGAAAAGAAGGATCAGGAAATATCGACTTACAAGCAACGCCTCGAAAGCCAATTGGTTGATGGGGCATTACTGTCAGCGGCAAGCCGAAACAATGCAGTATCGGCAGAGCAAGTCAGTCAGTTGTTACGTGGTTCGGTTCGGCTGTCTGAAGACGGCACCGCAGAAGTTTACGATGCGAACGGAACGCCACGCTATAACGACCAAGGCGAGCTTTTGTCCGTTGACCAGTTAGTCGGTGACTTCCTGACCTCGAACCCGCACTTCGTGAAAGCGTCATCAGGTGGCGCAGGATCGCAGACAGCGGTTGGTGGTTCCACGTCGAAACCTATGTCGGCGGTCGAAATGGAAGCTAACTGGAATAGCGGTGGCAAAGAAGCTTACCGCGCAATGATGTTAGCTAATAAATAAACCGCTAATCACAGGAGATTTTCATCATGGCGGCTACTACTTCAACAACACTCGACGACCTGTTTGCAAACATCATCATGCAGGCTCGTTTCACTGCCGAAGAGCAATCGCTCATGGCTGGCCTTATCACTCGTTATGACATCGGCAACGTAGCCGGTAAGACGATTCAAGTACCTAAGTACCCAGCAATCGCGGCGGCTGATCTGACTGAAGGCACTGACATGTCTTCAACTACAGTATCAACCTCTAGCGTTACTGTTACTGTCGGTGAAGTTGGTGCGCAAGTTGTACTGACTGACCTCGCGGCAATGGGCGCGGGCAACCCTGCTCAAGAGCTTGGCACTGTATTGGGTAACGCCATCGCTACTAAGATGGACCAAGACATCATCGCTTTGTTTGATGGCTTCTCAACATCTATCGGCGCGGCAGGTCAAGAGATTACCGTTGCTGACTTGTTCAAAGCGGCGGCGACTCTTCGCAATCAGAAGGCTACTGGACAGATGTACGCGGTTGTACACCCTTTCCACGCCTATCAGTTGTCAGCTAACCTGACCAACACGTTTGCTAACCCTAACGGCGGCGACCTTCAGAACGAAGCAATGCGCAACGGCTTTGTAGGTTCTATCGCAGGCATTGACGTCTATCAGTCAGCCAACATCGCAGTTGATGGCTCAGATGACGCTAAGTCATGCTGTTTCACCAGTGAAGCGATGGCTATCGCCATGAAGCGTGACTTCAACCTCGAGACAGAGCGTAATGCTTCTCTTCGTGCCTTTGAGCTTAACGCAACTGCCGTTTACGGTGTTGCAGAGCTTGACGACACTTACGGTGTTGAGTTGTTGTTTGACGCGGCACTCTAAGATGTACACGCCCCTTCGGGGGCGTTTTACTCTGAGGATTATATGGCAGTCAATTATCGCGGTGAACGGTTCGAGGATTACAACGTGGCAAAGCGTACGCCACGACACGCCTCTAGCTCGCACGCGGTTCTGGCTCGCTACAAAGGTGTTATCAAGCTACTACGGTTTGGCGCTCAAGGCGCGAAGACTTATCCACCTAAAGATGGTGAGTCAGCACGCGACAAGGCCATGCGAGCCGCTTGGTACGCACGACACGGGGATACCCTAAAGAACGCAACGCCCTTAGATAAAATCTACTGGGCGGCAAAAGTGAAGTGGTGACGACATGGCATTTAGTGACGACAGCGATTACGAAGCAATCATCCCTGACCTTTTTGATTTGGGGA